TGTTGAGCAGATCCATGCTGTCCTCCTACTTGTACAGTAATACAGACAGGTAAAATTGTCAACTTGACGCAGATTGTCTGCGTAAACGCGCTGAATTTTTCTGCTTGTCAACAAATCTTTTGAGTAATTCTGCTGACTTGTCATGATTGAGCATTTGAGCTATACCCCAATGTAATGGCTCAGGCATGTTGTCTAAATTACACCAAGTATATTCCGAACTTTCATAGTTGAGTTTTGGTTCAAATTCCTTGCCTACTGTTGCAGCATATGTATAAAACTTAAATCGTGGGGCATGAACTTCATTTGTATAGATCAATTCTAGTAGACGATCTTCAAGATCAAAATCAACTTCTTCTAAAACTTCTCTGCGTGCTGCTTGTTCAGGTGATTCGCCAGGATCTATCCTACCACCGGGTAAATTCCAAGTATTTGGAACTGGTACATATTCACTGCGTTTGATCAAGAGAAATTTATCAGTGTCTAGGCAAAAAATCAAACATCCGGCTCCTTGCTTTTTAGGCATGTGCAAATCGTTTACTTTCATAGCGATATTTACCGGTCAATGTTTGGTAATTTTTTTAATGCCATTACCTCTTGACGGTATATGGCTCGCATTTTATCAGGACTGGATAGAATATCTTGATATTCAGCAATGGTTTTGGTGAGTTGTGCTATATTGTTCAATACCTCGTTATAGGCATCTTTGGCCCAGCGATAACTTGGCAATGATGCAATACGATCTCGTTGATGTTCGTCTAGTGTAAGTTTTGCAGTTATATCTGAAATTTTTTCGACAATTTCAGCACGATTTTGTGCCTTGGATAAAAATGCAGGCAAGCCCTTGTCGTAACACAACTTCAATGCCGAATTCCAGTTGAGTTGATAGGTAGCGTCAGCAACAAGTTTGTTGTACCGCACAGTATAAAATCCAAGACGCCATTCGACAAAATCACGAATGAGTTTGTCTGTGCTTTCATACTGTTTGATATTGTTGCCATCCCAATCTAGCACCACAATGCGTTCAGTGGTCTTGCTGCGCAACTTGAGAAATTCAATGGCTTTGGCTTCTGTCCATCCTGTAATGCTGCCACGCTTGAATCGAATTTCGATTTGAATGTACTTGGTACTGCGATCAACATAGGTTTGTATCTGTTCGTCGTCTTCCATTTTATTGAGACGTGCTTTGAATTTTTCCAATGACAAATCTGGAGGTAGTTCACGAACTATAATTGAGCTGCCATCTATGGTGACTTTGCCTGTGAATTCATAAGCATTGTCTCCTAGACTGCGTACATTGCAACTGAGATATTCGTAAGTTGGCAATAGTTCGGGCAGTTTTTTCTTGTTGTCAATGGCTGCTAGAGTAGATTCAATCAGTGCCGATAGACTGCGTGGTAATATTTCTGTACTCCATCCTACTGCGATACCACTAACACCATTCAGTAAAACAAGCGGAATCAAGGGCAGGAAATGTTTTGGCTCCAACACTGATCCGTCGTAATTCTCTTTCAAGGGAATAATGTCATAATCTTGATAAATCAATGATTCTGTGTAGGCATTCTTTTTTACGTATGTATAACGAGGAGCTCCCCAATCGCTTGGACCAACTCGTGTGCCAAATGCACCAATGCCGCTCAACAAAGGTACATTATTGCAATATGGAGCTGCCATGAGAGAAATGGTATCACAAGCAGAAGCGTCAGAATGCAGGTATATATTCTCGCTTATCAATTGACCTGCTAGAGAAATAGTCTTTAACTTGTCTGCATGTTTTTTCATTACAAACAGAGTTTTACGCTGAGCATCTTTTAATCCGTCACTGACAAACGGAATGCCGCGACTTTGACAAACATAGATTGAATATTCTCTGCTGGTGTTTTTGATAAAACTGGTTGTGTCTACACTAGCCATATAAGGTTTCCTCTGGGTTGGTATCATTGCATAGAATAAAATGTGTATAAGCTTCTTGAGTTTGGAATTTGGCATAGTAAATTATGTAACAGTCACCGCGTTCAACACTACGAAAATTTTGTCTAGACAATTCTACTTGATCTGGATAGTGTTCAGCGCACCATTTAATTGCAGATTGGCAGCGGCGTCTGAACCAATTATCAATATAGACCGAAGATAATTGAAGATGAGGCGAATATTTTATACTGCATATCTTAACCAGCTTATCCATTGAGTGCCACCCAAATCTTTCTATCATCGGCCCTGGCCGCATTGAAAATAAGGTCCAGCGCTTCTGACAAATTACCGTCATCTACCAATGGAACCAATTTTGGATTGACAAGACTGTGAATCCAATCAATTTCTTCAAGACTTCCCAAACCTTTGGCACGAGTTGGTTTTGGAGCACCTCGCCAGTCGTCTGCATTGTAATTTTGATAATCATCTGCATACCAGTAGTAGCGCTTTTTGCCTTTTTCTTGGATGATAAACGGCGTTTGAAACACATAAAAAACAGGTGGTAATTTTGGATCAAACAGCTCTGGCCAGTGCAGATAGAAAAAATTTACCAACAACGCTGTGATATTGGCCCCATCTGGATCTTGGTCAGCTGCAAGATATATCTTACCATACCGCAGGTCCTTTCGATCACACTTTTGTCCTAGTCCAACACCTACAGCTGTCATAATATCAGCAATGATTTGATTTTCGATAATTGTTTTGGGAAGTTCTCCCCGTACATTGAGAATCTTTCCGCGCAGCGGCAATGCTCCGTGAATTTCAGGATTGCGTACAGCTGCCACCATGCTAACAGCACTGTCCCCTTCACAGATTAAAAGTATGCATTTTGAACGATCTTTGCCGTTGGCATCAAGTAATTTGGGAACCTTGTTGCGCATCAATTTGCGATTGGCCTTGGCAATATCTGCATCGTCTCGCTTTTGTGTACGTGCTGCACAACGAGTATAGATAGAATCTAGCCACGTTTTATTATTGCGTATGATTGTCTTAAATGTTGTTTCGTTTTCCAAGCTGGCTTTGATATAACGATCGACTTCATCGTTGATCAATCTTGTTTTGCTTTGGCTGTCGAAGTTTGGTGCGTGCATGGTAGTGGTATTGTAAATCAATAAACCTTCGGCAATGTCACTGCGATTAGGCGATAAACCTCGTCGTTTGCTTTCACGTTCCATGGCTTTCAACATACCGCTGAAAAACAAACGCTTAAATGTATCAATGTGTTGCCCGCCATTGAACGCAGGAATATCATTTACAGTACTGTGTAGATATTCTCCTTCTGCTGCAAAATTGGGCAAAAGATAATATGTACTGACAAACTTGTCTTCGTTTATGGCAATAATCACAGGTTCAAGTCCAGGAAACAGTGTTTTTTCAATGCTTTTACCTACAGAAACTTTCTCATCATTGAATGTAAAGTGTATTTTAGGATGATTGGCAGCTACTTCAAAAATTCGTGCTTTTACAAATTCTAGCGGAATTTTAGCCTTGGGAAATACAGTTGGACTCAAAGTGAACTTGGTTTCAGTGCCGGTCTTCAAAGAACTTGAAAATATTTTTGGGTCTCTTATGTCGAGGTCTGGCATGAGTTCCGTGCCTTCTCGAAATGTTTGCTGAAAGCGTTTGCCATCACGTCGTATGTCAATGGAAAATTCCTTTGAACAACTTACAACGCATGATGCTCCGATACCGTTGGTTCCTCTAACCTCTTCTCGATTGCCAAAGTTTCTGCCAGCTCGAGACTGTGTCAATGCAATAGTGGCCTTGTGCATTTTTTCATTTTCATCCCAGTCAATGGGAATGCCACGACCGTCATCGGACACAGAAAACGACAAGGTTTTTGGATCATAAGTTACATCTATTTTGGTGCCATGACTATGACCTATCACTTCGTCGAGGCTGTTGTCAAATATTTCTCTAAATGCACAATAAGCAGCTGGTGTCCAGGATACTTCTTGGGCTGTTAATTTTTTTCCATTCCAGTTAATAACGGTTTGAGTGTGCAGATTTCTGCTGCCTAAGTACATTTCTGTACGCAAGCGATGATGAGCATAATCCGTTAATTTAACAATTTCGTCACTGGGCTTCTTCGACATCTCAAATCCTAGATTGATATTATAACATAGCATACACAACTGAGTGGCAATGTCAATTTGATAAAAAATGGAGGATGTTGCCACCCTCCATTTTACCCAATTACCGTTGTTGACGTGTGTTTTTTATGCGTTTTATTTTTAAATACCAAAAGTTCTAAGGCGCGCACGCCTTGACTTTGGTTTACATATTCAATAGTTTGTTCGCGACAGTTATTTATTTTTTAGTGTTTGCGTTTGTGTCTTTTGATGTTGTTTGAACGTTTTAAAAGTGGGTCCGTTTGGTTTCTAGGTGGAACCCATGCATATTTATTAAAATTTACGGCTTACAAAACTATTGAGTTCTGCAGCAAGTTTCATAATTTTTTCATCAGTGGGTGCATCCGGTAATTCTGGATACTGCAACGGTCCACCAGAACCGGGAACACGTTCGCTATAGCGAACATTTTCTTCAAATTGCTTTTCTTGTACTTGACGTTTGGCAAACCACTCCTCCATGAGAAGTTCTTTGGCCATTACAAGTAAATCAAAGCGTAGTTGATATGCACTACTATCCATGTTATTTTCCTTTGTGTGTTTGTGTGTGTTGTAGCAAACTGTATGCCACGTCTAAAAGATAGTATATAAAGTTGAAAAAGTCAAAATATACAGGTGAAATTGGGTCCTTTCTGTTTCTAGGTGGAACCCATACCCAATGAGGTTATGCCGCTAGGGAAGTTTCCTCAAATGCAACATTATCGTTGGCATTTATAGTTTTTGAACTGATTGCGAGTCGTGTCTTACTCATTGCCTACCTCAACCCTTACCACAGCTGATCGAACCTAGTCACCCCCATCATAAGCACACGACTTGCATCCAGCGTCCTGGAGTCCCTGTTAATTGGGAAACATATATCTCTATATGCCATTCTGACATACCGTGTGCTTATGGTGGAGGTGGGAAGAGTCGCACTCCCGTCTCAGCAAGTCTATTTGATTGCAATCAACAGCAACATTTATATTTATAAAGGTATTTTAAACAAAAGTCAAGCGTAGGTTTCTGTGGGTTTGCTGTGGCTGCTGTGTTTTAATCCGTCGTTGTGATCAAATATTTTAAAGTTATCGCATGGATATTGTGATGCAAAATCCAAAGCTTCTTCAAATGTAGGAAAAATATGATCAATGTAGCTCAATCTACCATTGTGCCAATGATGTGTGCGTAATCTGTGAAATTCACCGTCCATAATATACCTCCTTGTTATTTATCAGAGAAATATTTCAGCCATATTTTGCGTGTTTCATTGGTATAGGCTGTCAACGCCAATTGATTGGTTTTCACATTGATTTGCGGAAATCGCCATGCACGTTTGAGTTTTTTAATCATGTCTTGTGTTTCAACCGGATCGGCACAGAACCAATTTATGGCCCAAGGTATTTCACTGCTGCCTATAACAGGCACACCTTGGCTGATATGGTCAGCTGCCACTATATTAAATGTTTCTGAAATGCTGACCTGCATGCCAATATCCATTTGAGCACAAATGTCTAAAAACCCGTCTCTAGGCACCCACTGATGACTGATCAATTCGTGCCCTTGGTCCGCAAGATGCTGAAACATGCCTTTGAGATTGTGTAATATGGGCTCACCTTTCATTTCAATGCGTCCTGCATTAATATGAAATTTCAACTTTCTTCCAATGGAATCTGCAAATTGGACAGCACAAATTGCTTGAAGTAAATGATTTTTAAGTGGGCGTATGGCTCCAAAACATGATATATTAATATATTCATTGCTGGGATTGAACTTTTTATATTTGTATTCCTGCGGATAAAAGTTGGGCATGTAAATGATACGTTGGGCTG